AAGCCCTGCGCCACGCGGAGAGCATGGTCACGCAAGCCGAGGAGGCACGGTCATGGCAAGCGGCCGTCTCGGCGAAGCGATTGGCGCTCCAGACCCGTGACGAACTAGACCTCGCGCTTGCCAAGGCATCGGCCCCTGACGACACTATGAGCGATGAGCAACTCCTCTCGATCATGGTCCAGGCCATCGCCTCGCTACCGGCTCAGCACCTCGAGCGGCTGGAAGATGCGATCGGCATCCGACGTGGCGCTCCGCCCGTGCGACTGGTTGAGACTGCTTGAACCTCGCCTCCCTCGCTACGGCGACGAACACGCTCGCACGCCGGGCACACGCGGATCCGCTGGCGTACTTCCGGCCGACGCCGCCGCAGCTCGCCTTTCTGTCGAGCAACCATCCGATCCGGCTGCTCCGCGCCGGGAACCAGCTCGGTAAGACGTGGGCGGGCCTCGCCGACTGCATCTTCCGCTGCTTGGGCTCTCATCCGTGGACGCTGGTCAAGGCAGCGCCTATCGAGGCGTGGGTCGTGGTCGTGTCGTGGGAGCAAAGCCTGTCGGTACAGGCGAAGCTCTGGCAGCTGCTCCCGAAGGACAGTATCGATCCAGACTGCGAATACACCCCGGGGAGGGGCTTCCGTGGGCGCACACCCGTGGTCCGCTTCCGGAACGGATCGGTCCTTCGTATCCGCACGGTGAATCAGGGGGCGCTGGCGCTGGCTGGCTCGACCATTGACTACGTGCTGATCGACGAGCCCCCGCCCGAAGAGATCTGGTCGGAGCTGGCGGCGCGCGTGCTTCGCCAGCGAGGTCGCATCGCGATCACGCTAACACCGATCGGGCTCCCCCTCGGGTGGTTGAGGAAGCTGGTCGAGGAGCAGGTCGTGCAAGACCTGCACTTCCCGCTCACGGTGGAGAACACGACGCCCATTGGTGGGCGTCCTCTGCTGAACCGCGAGGACATCGACAAGCTCGAGGGGCAGGTGCTTCCGCAAGAGCGCGCCCAGCGCATCCACGGCGAGTGGGACTCCGGGTGGGTCGAGGGTCGCGTGTTCAAGATGTTCGATCCGGCGCAGCACGTCCGCGCCGACGTACCGGCCGGCGAGGCGCTTATCGGCGTGGGCATCGACCACGGCACCGAGGCCGGCGCGCAGGTTGCCGTCCTGACGGCGCTGGTCCGCGACGGCGGCGATGGGCACCCGAAGATCTGGGTGCTGGACCAGATCGTTTCGGACGGCATGACCACACCCGATCAGGATGCCGCGGCGCTCCTCGCGATGCTGAAGCGATGCGGGCTGCGATGGGAGAACGTCGATCGATGGGTGGGCGACCGTAAGGTGTACGGCAAGAGGAACGGCTCGCTCAAGTCGAACGCGATGCTCATGTCCTCGCTCGAGCGCGCGCTGAAGCTCCCCACGGGCAGCCTCCCATTCCGCATCCACACGGCGTATAAGCCTCGCGGCTCGGTGTTCGAGGGTTACCGTGTGCTATCCGCGGCGATGCTCCGCAACGACTTCTCGATCAACCCTCGGTGCAGGGGCTTGATCGATGACCTTCAGAAGTTCGACGGGCGAGAGGCCAGCGAGCATAAGCACAGCATCGACGCCCTGCGCTACACGCTAGAACTGTATACTAGGCGCCTATACCAGCCGACCGCGATAAGGCTGGGCTAACGGGGGGTCCATGTACGCTTATACGAAGATGCCGCAGCCGCCGGCGCCGAGTAACCCCGACGAGGCCGCGCGCTGGGAACACACCCGGCATCGTCGCGCGCTGATGGAAGGCCGCTGGTCGCGTCTGCTTGAGGACCGACTCCAGATGCAGCTCGGCAGCACGCGCCGTCAGGCGTGGGGCATCCCCGACATCAGCAGCAACCCGTTCAAGGTCGTTGCGACCGAGTTGGCCACGCTCTACGATGCCCCCCCGGACGTTTCCCACAACACGGCCGGCGGTGCAGTGGACGCGCTGTGCGGCTCGAACGGACTGATCGCGCGTGCCGGCCTGTGGCCGCAGATGTCCCGCTTTCAGAGCATGGTCATCGCGCTCCGCGAGATGTGGATGCGGATCGATGTCGAGGACGATCGCCTGACCTACCGACCTGTCTCGCCGGACATGACGATCGCCGAGGCCGACCCGAGCCGGCCTACCGTCCCCCTGGCTTACGCGGAGATCCGGCTGCGGCACTTCCGCGGCGAGGCCGTGTGGCTGTGGGACGTGCTCGACATCCGCGACCCGGCGAACCCTTCGTATACCGTGCGTGTGGCGAAGGACGGCGGCATGGGCGAGGACGTGACCCTCGAGGTGCTCGGCGCCACCTACTCGGGCGAGGCGTACCCGTACCGTCGTGCGGACGGCACCCCGATCCTTCCGGTCGTTCTCTACCACGCGAGCCTGTACGGGGACCGACTGTTCGACGCCTTCAATGGCATCGAGCTTTACGAAGGCTCGCTCAACCTCGCGGTTTACTATTCGTTCCTCGCGCACACGCTTCGCGATGCATCGTTCCCCCAGCGATGGGCGATCGGCGTGCGAGTGGCTGGCTCCGACATGGTGGACGGCGGCACGCGCGGGCAGCGCGTCGAGGTCGTGACCGACCCGACGACGATCCTGATGCTCGACGCTGCGATGGAACAACAGCCACAGGTCGGACAATTCGACGCCTCGGCGGACGTGGAAAAACTCGAAACCGTGATCGGCTCGCTGGCCCATCGCTTGGCCACCGACGCTGGCCTTTCCCCGAGCGAGATCCAGCGCACGAGCGGGAGCGCCAAGAGCGGCTACGCCATCAGTCTGTCCTCCGAGGGTAAGCGGACGGCGCAGAGGAAGTACATCCTCCAGCAGCGCGACGCGGACGAGCGGCTGGTCGCGATCTCGGCGGCGCTCTTCAACCGCGCCACCGGGTCGCAGTTCCCCGAGGGCGGCTACTCGGTCATGTACCGGGAGATCCCGCTCTCGCCCGAGGAGATGCAGAGCCGGCGAACCCACGCGCTCGAGATGATGGAGGCCGGCCTCATGGACAAGGTCGAGGCTCTCCGTCTCTTCGGCAGCATGACCCACGAGGACGCCGTCGCGCGCCTCGAGCAGATCACGCTCGCGAAGGCGGCAGAGGCGCGCATGATGGAGAGCGCGCCGCCGGCCGTGGAAGAAGGAGAAACAGGAGGACGGCCGGCGACGGCCGCACCCGATGTATCCCCTGCTCACGCGGAGGCGATGTCTGAAGTCGGCGAGGAACTCGATGCGGCCGAAGAGGCCCTCGCCGCTCTCGACCTGGACGAGGCGAACGCTGCCGTCGTGGCGGCTGTCATCGAGAGCCTCCGCGAGGCCCGCGGCTACCTCGGGCTCGGCCCGAAGGTCGAGGCTCAGGTCGAGATCCACGACGACATGGAAGAGGACGAGGCAGCACCCGAGGACGAGGCAGCACCCGAGGGCGTGGCGGCTCCAGAGGAGAGCGTCTCCGCAGCCGCTACATCGGCGGGCGTCCCGGCTTCTGCGGTCGCGCTCAATGGAGCGCAGGTACAGGCCGCACAAGGCATCATCGCGAGCGTCGCGAATGGCGAACTCCCGCGCGAGACGGGAGTGCAGATGCTGGTTCAGTTCTTCAACATGGCGCCCGACGCAGCCGACGCGCTTATGGGTGAGGTCGGACGGTCCTTCACGATCACGGCACCCGAGGCGAACTGATGCCGTTCATCAGCGACAGTCAGCGCGACTATCTGAAGCGTGAACATCCCGAGGTGTACCGGCGCTTCTTGCGCGACGAGCGCGCGATGGGGTTCGAACTCCGAGCGCCCGTCGAGGTTGCAGCCGTCGCGAAGCGGGGGCTCGAGAACCGGCGCAAGTACGGACGAGGCGGGACGCTCGTCGGTGCGCGTCGTGCGTCTCAGCTTGCCGGCCGCGAGGTCGTGAGCATTGAGACGATCAAGCGGATGGTCGCGTACTTCGAGCGTCACGAGGTTGACCTCGAGGCGCCGGCCGCTCGACCAGGGCACCCGCAGTATCCGAGCGCCGGTCGCATCGCGTGGGATCTCTGGGGCGGCGCACCCGGCCGTGCATGGGCGAAGCGTCAACTAGCAGTCTGGGAGCGCGTGCAAGCCGCACGCGAGGAGGAAGCATGACCGAGGAAGGAACCACGACCACGACCACGACCGGGGCAGAAGCCAGCGACAACGGAGCGGGCGCACGCATCCGGCAGCTCGTGGCACGAGTCAAGGAACTCGAGGGGCGCGTCAGCGAACTTACGCCGCTCGCCGAGAGCGCCGAGAAATACCGGGCGCAGATCGAAGAGGTCAAGGCCGCGAGCAAGGCCGAGCGTGAAGCGCTTCGCACCGAGCGCGAGATCGCCGCTGCTGGCATCACCGATGCCGAGGGTATCGAATACGTACAGCACGCTTACAGCCGGCTCCCCAGCGAGGGTCGTCCCCCGCTCGCGGAGTGGCTCGGTAACAAGGACGCGCTCCCGAAGGCAGTGCGCGCTTACCTGCCCGAGGCCGCACCTACTGCGCCAGCACCCCCGGCGGCTCCTGTCACGACGGCGATGCCAAAGACGAACGCTGGTACGGTCACGCAGACGCCGCCGGCCACGACCGCGTGGACGCCCGAGAGCATCATGCGCCTATCGCCCGCAGAGTTCCGAGCGAACGCCGCAGCGATCAAGGCGGCGCTCTCGGCCCCTTGACATTCTGTCACACGTAGGCATACCCTAGCCGTGGGGACACTCCCCACGCGCTCGGGGCAAGCTCCCGTAAAAAGCGACAGGCGCG